ATAAGTGCGCTGTAAGGCAATTATGCAAGTGGCGGCATAAATGGGGTTTAAATAAATTTAGACTTTATATAAGCAAGCATAATTTTGACGAACAACTTTTGCGTGATTTTTATAGCCAATATACGGCTGGTAATAGGGGAGAAACAGGATGTTGGAAAAATACATTGTCGCAGCCACAGGGTTAGGTTATCTTGTAGTAGGTTTAGCGCAATACTTTAAAGGCTCAACTTCTAATGGTTTAATTTGGGTTGGTTATGCTGCGGCTCAAGTTGGTTTGTGGATGAACTTAAAATGAAAGTATTAGTAGCGTGTGAGTTTAGCGGTACGGTGCGTGATGCGTTCATTAGGGGGGGGGCACGAAGCCATGAGTTGTGATTTAGAACCTTGTGATATACCAGGGCCACATTACAAAGGCGATGTTATGGACATCATTGGTGCTGGTTGGGATTTAATGATTGCACACCCACCATGCACACATTTAGCTGTAAGTGGTGCTAGGCATTTTGCTAAAAAACAAGCAGACGGCAGACAACAACAAGGTATTAATTTTTTTATGGCGCTGGCTAATTCCAAAATACCACGCTATGCTATTGAAAACCCAATAGGCATTATGAGTAGCAAATGGCGCAAACCTGAGCAAATAATAAACCCTTGGGAGTATGGTCATAGCATTACCAAAGCTACTTGTTTATGGCTTAAAAATTTACCGCCATTAAAACCAACAAATGTTGTAGACAAAGGCACAATTTGGGTAGCCAAAAGCGGTAAACGCATGAGTCAATGGTATTACGACAGCAGTTGTTTGCCGCCAAAAGAAAGAGAAAAAATGCGTAACAAAACATTTCAAGGTATTGCTGATGCTATGGCAGACCAATGGGGTAGCTTATGAAAGACTATGACCCAAATGATGCTATTGACTTCATCTTCAAAACAGCGCCTTTATACGCAAAAGCGAAAGGTGAACTCGCTCAGTTTGAGGCGTTTCGGCATAGTCTTAAAGCCATTGAGATGTCTAAGTCAGAGGCTCATACTATTGGCGGCAAAGAAATAGACGCTTATAAGTCGCAGGCTTACCAAGAGTTATGCGAGGCCATTGGTTTGGCGACAGAGGAAGCAGAAGCACTACGCTGGCAATTAGAAGCTGCCAAAATGCGTTTTGAAGCATGGCGCAGTCAAGAAGCAAGTAACCGAAACATAGACAGGCTAACCAAATGACAGACTACTCTGAAAACTATTTACGCATACAGAAACTATTAAAGTGTTACCACAACGCTACGCTTAAAAAGCAATACGAAAAAGCTACGCTAATAGCCCATGACTTAGCAGAAGAAACCATAAAGCTAGAGTTTTCTACCTATGCACAAGTAAAGCAACAATGGCTGTCATAGAAAATATAGGAAATGCTACACTTTATTTGGGTGATTGTGCTGAAATTTTGCCAACATTGGAAAAAGTTGATGCTGTAATTACTGACCCACCTTACGGAATTTCTATTACAAAAAGCAATAGGCTTTCAAAAAGTCGTGGTTTTAAAGATACTGGATGGGACAATCAGCCACCATCAAAATATTTAATTGATAAAGTTGTTGAAAAAGGAAAACAAGCAATTTTATGGGGTGGAAATTATTTTGATTTGCCTCCTACTAGATGTTTTTTGGCATGGGACAAACAAAACGAAGGTCGTGATTTTGCTGATTTTGAAATGGCTTGGACAAATTTAGACAAGGTAGCCAGAATATTTCGTATGCGCCCAATGAATATGGATGGCGGCAAAGTACATCCAACACAAAAACCAATAGCATTAATGGAATGGTGCATTAATAAAGTTGATGGAAATACAATATTAGACCCTTTTATGGGAAGTGGTAGCACAGGTGTAGCTTGTGCAAAAATGGGTAAAACATTTATTGGCATTGAGCGTGATGAACAATTTTTTGAAATAGCTTATTCAAGAATAAAAATGGCATACGCACAAGGGGATATGTTTATATGAAACTAATGCGTAATAAAATTCCTACTCATATAGACTATGGGGACTTTGTTGGTTTGTTGCCTACCTCGCCAGGTTTTACGCCAAGCAATGTAGATGGAATTGCCGAAAGAAAAGGCAAATTTTTAATAATGGAGTGGAAGCGCCCTAATGAAAGGTCAAGCAAGGGCCAACAATATATGTTGCAAGCATTGGCTAGTAAGCCTGACTTTATTGTGCTTATTATTCGGGGCGACACCGACAATGGTGTAAGCATGGGCAATTATTACCTTGTGCAACCCCAAGGTGGGTGTATATTAATTGGTAATGGCTTTGAGTCTTTTAAAGCCTATTACAAACAATGGTACGAATGGGCTGATGGCAACTAAAAATGAAAAGAACTATATGGCAAGAGTTGCCAGACTCGGTTGTATATTGTGCAGTACCGTGCTTGGGTATGAAGACAGTCCTGCCGAAATTCACCACATTAGAAGGGCTGGTGTCCGTGCTACAAGCCCAATTATCCCCCTCTGTCCTCAACATCACCGAGGAAACGATGGAATTCACGGCTTGGGTAGAAAAGGTTTTGAAAGAAAATGGAATACCACCGAGGAAGCGTTACTACAGAAAGTCAAAGAGAGCCTGGTGTGAATGACATACTATTAGCTTTTGGTGTATTTGTAATACTGCTACCAATTATTGCAGTATGGATAACCCTTTGACGGATGAAGAAATTGAACACGCTTGGTATTCTTTAGGATTGCGAGGCGGTGCTTCCGCTAATGAATGGCAAACACGCTATAAATTCGCCAAAGAAATAGAAAAACTAATTAAAGCTCAAGTGGGTCAAAGCCCAATTCCGAAGAAATGCGGTGAGCACGATTTCTAAACTCTTTGTCGTGGTGAGTCCATTTGCTTGTGCGATGACGACTCATGTGTATACATTCATGGCATAAGACTCGAATTACTGTGTCTAAATGACCACACCTAGCAGAAGAAATAGTAATGGTATGTTCCCATTTTTCTCCGTCATCATATAAATAAGTACCCATAGTATTAGGGTCTTTGTCTACTACAAAGTTAATTTGCTCTGGCAATGGCATAGCCCACCTGTCAAATGGCTTCATGCAATAAATTGCCGAATACAAATTGCGGACAATGGCTGGTGTTAGCTTCATACTTGATGAATTTTCCCACGAAACTCTACCTCATCTTCACCCCAAACTCTAACCATTTCAGGCTGAAGTAATTTGCTGCGCTCAAATGAAAGCATTACAAACCCTGAATTCCAGTCTTTAGGAGTGTCCTCTGTATAGCTAAACTGTTGTCCATTAGGGTCAGCTAAAGTCCCTGTCTGAACTCCCCAGCGTGTGCCGTTATAGTCATTAAAAGGTATAGCACTAAGTACATGGGTGTGTCCTGTAATCATATTAACCCCTGAATTGACAGCGTTGTTTCTGCCGCCAGTCCAACCACCTTTCCAACGGTGCTTAATGCAAGTGTCCTCGTTTAGCCAAACACTCCAGCATGGTAGCCACATAGGAAAATAGTCTTTAAGACTTGTGCCAGGTATGCCCTCAAAAGAAGGTAAGTTAGCCACAATGTTAGCTTCTAAGCGTTGGTCGTGATTCCCCATAGGAAAAAACAACTTAGCACCTTTGGCTACTTTTTCAATTTCGCCCAAATAATGCTGACACGCTTCTAATTCTTCTTTCATGGTTGGCAACTTATTCCAGTCTGTGCGTGGAAAGCGACTAATAGAAGCACCATCTAGCGCATCACCATTACAGACCACCGCAGTCGGTTTAAACTCTTTAATCATTTCTATAAGGGCTTTATAGGCTGTAGTAGTTTCGTCAGGCCAAAAGTGTGCGTCAGAAAAGACTATAACTCGCCCTTTTTCTATGTCCATACCTCTGCGTACATTGCCAGGGGTTTGTTGTATTTTCTTTACATAAGCTGGGTTTTGGCTATTAAATGTGTCTAATAGGATGCCTAGCTTGTTTTCTAGCGCTCTGCGCCTAGCATAAATGTTTCTATGTGCTATTTTAAATTTTTCGGCAAATAAAGTAACAGAACCACATTCATTCCACGCTTTAATCCACTCTTCATCTGTTAAATAATACCCAGCCATTAGATTCCCCTTATACTATAAGTTACGAAACACTAACATATTTATATGGCATACGCTAAAAAAGTTGATAAAAACCAAGCACTTGTTGTTAAAGCGCTACGAGATTGTGGTGCTGATGTATTTCTATTGCACATGGTTGGGGGCGGTATACCTGACCTAATGGTGTGCTACGAAGCACATACCATTTTAATAGAAGTTAAGGATGGGGCAGACAAAAAGCTAACCCCTTTACAAATTAAGCTATTTGCTGGCTGGAAAGGTGGCCCATTACATAGGGTAAATTCATGCGAAGAAGCTATTAATGTATTAAAATTGTACGAAATGGAGTCTTAATATGAATGAAACTCAAAATGTCGCTATGTTTGCCGCTACTTTACTGCATAGCGCAACAAATACCCATTTCTTCCATTGGTCTACCAATTCTTATTCCCAGCACAAAGCATTAGGCAATTACTATGACGAAATAGTAGAGTTAGTTGATAGCTATGTAGAAGCCTATATGGGTTGCTATGAGCAAATTAAAAACTTTCCAAGCGTCTACCACCAGCCTAAAGAACCGCTTAAATACTTGGAATCATTAAAAAATTTCGTGGCAGAAGCCAACGCAGATTTGCCGCAAAAACAAGAATTAATTAACATTGTTGCAGAAATACAACAGTTAATTGACTCTACAATATACAAACTTAAATACCTCAAGTAAGGAATTACCATGCCATTAGATAAGTCTGGGTCAGCCCAAAGCGTAGGTAAAAATTACAAAACTGAGGTAGCCGCAGGAAAACCCAAAAAACAAGCGCTTGCTATTGCATTGTCAGAACAACGAGCACACGCTAAAGGCAAAGTAAAGTCTAAGCTAGAAGCTGCTTATGCAAAGCACATGGAGTCCAAATGATTACCCTACCAGCCGTTAAAGGTCAAAAAGACAACCGCAAACAAGAAGAAGCAGTAGGCGGTAAGGGCGACATTCTGAATAAGAAGATTAACCAACGCTTAAAGCGTAAAGAAGCATTGGCTAAGATGATGAATAAGCTGCACGACCCTGATATAGCGTGATAAAATAAACCCCTTACAAATCAATTACTTGAGAATGTATGGAATCTAAACTAGAAAACATTAGAAAAGGTAAGCCAAAAGGTCTACCTAAGACAGGTGGAAGGCTTGCTGGAGTGCCTAATAAGGTCACACAAGAGTTTCGTGAGACAGTAAGGCAGTTACTAGAGGACAACAAAGAAAACGTCTCTGTGTGGCTTACACAAGTTGCTTCAGGAACAGAAGATGCCAAACCTGACCCTAAAGGCGCTTTGGATATGATTACCAAATTAGCTGAATTTGCAGCGCCTAAATTGGCTAGAACAGAACTAGCTGGCGACAAAGAAAACCCAATCATTGTACAAACAGTACAGTTTTGACTACTATTAGACTGCCTAACAACTGGATTCCTAGAGAATATCAGTTACCAGCATGGCGCTATATGCAAAATGGCGGCAAGCATTGCGAAATCGTATGGCATAGGCGTAGCGGTAAAGATGAATTGGGATTGCATTGGACAGCCGTAGCTGCATTCCAAAGGGTAGCCCAATACTGGTATATGCTTCCTGAATACAGCCAGGCTCGTAAAGCTATTTGGGATGCTATTAACCCCCATACAGGCAAAAAACGTATAGATGAGGCTTTCCCTGTAGAGTTGCGTCAAACCACTCGTAATGATGAAATGAAAATTATCTTTAAGAATGGTTCATCCTTTCAAGCGGTAGGCTCTGATGACCCTTCTAAGCTAGTTGGCTCACCTCCTGCTGGTATTGTTTACTCTGAGTGGGCGCTAAGTAACCCAGCAACTAGGGCATACCTTAGACCTATTCTTATGGAAAATGGTGGATGGCAGATATTTAATACCACGCCCAGGGGTAGAAACCATGCTTATACAACATTAGAAGCCGCCAAGAAAAACCCTGAAGCCTTTGCACAAGTGCTAGACGCTACAGAAACAGGGGTATTTACTAGGGGTCAGTTAGAACTTGAATTGCAAAACTATATTGCAGACTTTGGCGAAGATTATGGTAGGTCTAAGTTTGAACAAGAATACCTTTGCTCATTTGATGCCGCCAATTTAGGCGCTATATTAGCCCGCCAAATTACTATTTCTGAGCGTAAAGGATTGATTAGTGATGAGATTGAGTTTGACCCACACGGACAACCTATACAAATTAGTGCCGACTTAGGCCGCAGAGATACGGCTACTTGGTGGTTTTGGCAACCTTGCATTGGTGGTTATAACATTGTTGATTACGACTCTGGCTTTGGTATTGATGCTGAAGAATGGTGCGAAAGGCTTAATAAACGCTTGTCTAAGTACAAGCTGGCTGGTAATAGGGATGCTTTGGGTGTTATTTGGCTACCGCATGATGCTAGGACTAAGACGTTTTCCGCAAAAGAGTCAGCTATTGAAATATTCTTAAAAGCCTTTGGTCAAAAGAAAGTAGACATAACCCCAATGACTAGCATTGCAGACCGCATAAACGCTGCTAGGGTGGTATTGCCTAGAGTTAGGTTTAATGCCACTAACTGCAAAATAGGATTAGATGGGCTTAGAGCTTGGAGCTATGCTTATAACGACATTACTAAGACCTTTGGCAGTAACCCTTTGCACGACTGGGCTTCACATGATGGCGATGGATTTTCTTATGGTTGTCAGATTATGCAAATGGCAAGTCCACCCCCACCGCCAATAGAAGAAATGAAAGCTGTATTTGTAGGTCAAACTGATGTTTCATTAAATGACCTTTGGAAAGAAACCAAAGTGCAAACAAACAACAGAATTTAATAAAAAGGGTAAAATAAACAAACATTTCGCCAAATATTCAAACATTAAGGCAACTCTATGGCAAACGATAAAGCAACGGTAGACCACACATACGAAGATTGGTACAAGACAATTATGGGCTATGAGCGCTCATATAAGCGTTGGGAAGCCAGAGTAGACCGCATAGTTAAGAAGTATAAGGATGACAGTCGTTACGACAGAAACCCTAATGCACGGTTTAATATTCTTTGGTCAAATGTTCAAACCATTCAACCAGCCATATTTGCTAGATTGCCACGCCCTGATGTAAGCCGTAGATTTAGGGACAATGACCCTATTGGCAGAGTAGCGTCAATGATGCTTGAAAGAGCTTTAGAGTTTGAAATTGAGCATTATGGCGACTATAAGTCCGCTATGAATAACAGCGTATTAGACCGCTTATTGGGTGGTCGTGGTGTTAGCTGGGTGCGTTACGAGCCGCATTTTGAAGCAGACCAAGAAAATGAGCCTGACGATGGTTATGAAATTACCGAAGATGCTGACGAAGCTGAAACTCCTGAAGGCATGGACAATGAGTCCCCCGAAAGAATTGAATATGAGTGTTGCCCTGTAGATTATGTGCATTGGAAAGACTTTGGACATACTATTGCTCGCACTTGGGAAGAAGTAACAGCCGTATGGCGTAAAGTTTATATGTCTCGCCCTGCTCTTGTTGAGCGTTTTGGCGAAGAATTAGGCTACAAAATTCCTTTAGACACTAAGCCTGATGATTTAAAACAGTCTTACAAGTCTGATGATGGAGTATATGAGGCGCTGGTATATGAAATATGGGACAAAGAAACAGGCAAAGTATTGTGGATTTCTAAGTCCCTCGGAAAGATATTGGATGAACGAGATGACCCTTTGGGTCTTGAGAACTTCTGGCCTTGTCCTAAACCACTTTACTCAACCCTCACTACCGACTCATTAGAGCCTATTCCTGACTTCGTTATTTACCAAGACCAGGCTAGAGAATTAGACGCACTATGCGACAGAATTGACGGCTTAATTAACGCATTGAAGGTCAGAGGTGTTTACGATGCCAGCGCTACCGAATTACAACGCTTATTCTCTGAAGGCGAAAACAATACTTTAATACCTGTTCATAACTGGATGGCTTTCGCTGAAAAGCAAGGCATGAAAGGGGCTATTGACCTTGTAGACATTACCCCTTTTGCAAGCGCTTTGCAGTCCTGTTATCAAGCGATGGAACAAGTCAAAGGGCAAATATACGAATTAATGGGTATTGCCGACATTCAAAGAGGTCAAACCGACCCTAATGAAACGCTTGGCGCACAAATTATTAAGAGTAATAACGCTGCTGGTCGCCTCAAAACCATGCAACACTCTGTTGTGGACTTTGCTACCAGTCTTTTAAGCATTAAAGCGCAGATTATTTGCAACCATTTCACCGATGACACGCTAGTCAAAATTTCAGGTGCTATGCAACTGTCTGACCAAGACAAACAGCTTATTCCACAAGCTATTGCACTCTTGCGTGATGAAGCAGCTAAGAATTTCCGCATAGAAGTCACCTCTGACTCTATGATTTACCAAGATGAGCAACAAGAAAAAGCCGACAGAA